CGAATAAATCAGTTACGCTGTTATCAGGCAAATTAAGTTGAGCATCATTTGTCCATGATGTTCCGTTAGCAGAATATGCTAGCAACCCTGCTTCAGATATTCCGTATAATCTGTCGTTCCACACCGCTAAAAACTTTGGTGTAAAAGCATCTGAATTAGTTGTAGAAGTTCCGTTGTTAGAATACGAATACCCATCAGCATTAGCAGCCCAAAAAATAAATAGTGTTCCACTAATCCTAAATGTAGTTACATCAGTTGGTGAGCCAGCTAATGTTGATATACTGTCATAAGTTAACCCTGCTTTTAATTCATACAAAGCAGACCCAAACGTAATAAATAACTGGTTGTTATAATCATGTATTGTTGTAATGTTTCCTGTTCCAGAAGGTGGCGACAATTCATTGCTTAGTGGGCCTAGTATTAAATGGTCTTTAAACCTTAATGTTAGATCACTAAACCAGCACCTATCTGCTGTACTGCTGTCAATACCTCTTTCTATACCAATACCGCCCCTAAAGTCATCAAATGCTATTGTAGAAACATGTTGTTGTGCTTGTGGGCTTGTGTCACCTACAGTAATCTTTGGTGCAAACAATGATGTTAAAACTTTTCTTGGTGGTTGACTGACTGGGTATCTAACATTGTTTAGCAGTATTTCATTTTTATCTACTACCGATGCCATTATTTTGTTTCAACTCCATAATAAGTTGGTTCTCTTGACATCCTGTCAGCCGCTAATAATCTATATTGGTTTGCCAGTGTTCTAGATTCGTCAACATCAGTTAGTCTACCCCCTGACATAGCTTGCAATAATCTTGCAGCAGCTAAAAACTCTACAGTAGTTGCATCTATTTCGCATGTTGCACTATCGGTAGAAAGTTTTGCAGGTGTATCAAATCCTATAAGTTTTATTTTTTGATTAGATATTTTTGCTCTACCTTCTGGTGAAAAGTTAATTGTCTGATCTTCTCTGTTTACACGCCACAACCATCCGGGCCTACCCATATCTTCAAACTCTTCTGTATTTGATGCTATGGCTTGTATTCGGTTTACCCATATCTCAGCACTATCTAACTCTGTAGCGTGGTTAGAAACGAATTGTAATGACTTTATAGCCGTATCTAACCATGGATTAGTAAGGTCAATGTTGCATCTTGTCCATGTATTAGCTGATAATGCAGGTAAAGAAAGCGTTTCTCTTAATGTTCCAGAGTTATTTGTTTCTCTTAATTCTAGTTCCAAACTCCCAGCTGACAATGCCGTAGAACTTTTTACCCAAAATTCAACTTTATCAGTGTGACTTATGTCAACTGCTCCTGATAAATTTTTATAAGCTAGGACTGTACCATCTGCAATACTGGAGCTTGAGTTTAATAAATTAAGTGATGCTCCGCCTTGTCTATATTCGTTAGTATCTTTTGATACAGTTGTTAATGCAGGACCAGAAGTGCCAGCTGTCCAGTCGTCTGAATTGGCATGGTTAAGTAATTTGTGTGTTACTTTGTTTCTAACTTTTACGTTGCTTAATAATTTAATATTGCTTGGCACTGTATAAGTTCTTTGTTTATTAGAACCAAACAATGATTCGTCTTGATCAGGAACTAAAAATGTTTGCGATACTTCTTCTATTGCATCATTAATTAAAGTATTAACACGCTCTGGTGGCATGCGTTCATCCCATAGCTCATAAGTGTCTGTTGTAGTTGGGGTAAAAGATAAAGCAGTTTGAAGCGATAAAGTTGTAGTGCTAGAAACATAATCTGTAACTCTTCTGTATTCTGCATCTGCCGTGCCAGCATCACTAATAGCAATAAACCTACCATTGTAATCGTCATCACCGCCAGTTAATCCATTGCTATCTATGACTTGAGATGTTGACCCTGTTCCATTTACAGTACCAGTAGTCATTGCACCTGTCATTTCACCTATTGACTGGCGTATTTGCTTTCTTGTTTTGCTGTTAGTGTTAAGTGGCATCAGTAATATAATTTGTTGTTTGTACTTTCCATCATTTTACGCTTTTCTTTTATGTACTCACGTATAGCAACACCAACTTTTTTCTTTTCTTCAGCAGTTACTGGTGCTTTTTTGCCTTGTTTTTTTTGAGCTTTTTCACGAACTTGCACCATCCAATTTTCAACAGCCTGACCAATAATATCTTCTAATCTTGCCTGTTCTATATCTGTTTCAGCAATTACAACAACTTTACCAGTCTTGCCTGTAACATGGTCAACAGCTTGCACTACATGTGTTGTAGTTGTGTCGCCGTCTTTTAATGTTCCTGACTTAAAAGAAACGTCATGCGTTGCTGATGGTGGTGTCCAAATATCCATAATGCTCCTAGTTAAAGCGGGTAAGCCGTAACTTTTATGTCTTGAAGGTTCATAATGCCGAAAAAGACTTACCCGCTAGTATTATTGTTATGGTGAAATCTGTAGGAAAACTAAACCATAATCTGCATTGGCAGGTGCTATTAACATCTGCACACCGATTACTTGTTCGTTTTCTCCAGTTCCGTCTCTATCTAAATCTTCATAACCACCAGCAGTAGATGCACCACCTACTCTAACTGGCTCACCAACTACACCTGCTGCATTAGCAAGCACAGATGCTGGCCCCCAAGTTTGCACCCAACCATAATAGTTAGTTGTCAAAGCTATTGGAGCAACACCAATTGCTAAGTTACTTACTGATGTAGGCGAAATAATTACATTACTGTAAGTATTTACAGATAGCCCTACTTCAGTATTACTTGCACCAGCGGTTAAAGCTGTTTTTAGGCCATCTTCTTCATCAAGTGTTAATACACAACCTGTTGCACTAGATACGGCAGTATTAGATTTTATTCTATATACTTGGCCGGCTCTACCTGATCCAGAGTTTATGTGTAAATAACCATCTTTATATTGGTCTTTAGTTATAGTAAGCGATCCACTAAGTGTAACTGTAGTAGCGCCTGCTGATGCTGCCGAAACAACCAAATCTTGGTCGTGTGCTGCAACACCTGCTGCTGCTTGTACAATAGCACCGGCAGCTATATCAGAACCACCAATTTCAGAGTATCTAAATACTCTTCCGTCAGGTAACTCCATTCTTGTTCCTAATACATGTTTTTGAGTAGTAGTTGTGTCTTTTTCCCAACCATACTTACCATATATTCCATTTGGAAAACTCATAGTTTTCTCCTTTTTTTATTTTTACAGGTTTCTTTTTACACCCTGCGATCAGTCGAAAAGATTATTCTGGGCTCGTCTGATCTTTACACCCAGTTATTCAGTTTTACTTGAGACGAACTTCCCAGATTTATCTCTAGGAAGTTCATTCTCTTTTGATTCTAGTTGACAGTGCTTACAAACACAAGTCTCAGATGGTGGAAAAGAAAGTGCACCACGTCTGCCTAGCTTTGCTAAAGTTGCAGGGTCACCGGGTTGGTTTCTTAATCTAGAGCCTTTTACCCTAATTACATCTCCGCCAGTTGAACTTACTACATTTTTATGCCAGTACAGGTCGATCTTGGGTTGCCAAGAATCTAACATTTCTGACTTGTACCCAATATCTTCTAATTCTACTTGTAGCTTTTTTCTTTCCCTGTAATCCATCTAGTCTCCTTATGTTGTTAAGTCTGCAATGTCGTAAGTAGCTCCTGCTCCTTTAGAGTCATCAAGTTCAAACACACCATAGTCTGATGTCATAACAATTTCAGTTGCTCTTAATGAAGCATCTCTTTGTCGTTCTACATTTTGTTCTACTGATTCTAAGTAAGCTATTGCTTCTCTAGCACCAATAAATCCAACTGCATCATTATTTGAATCAATGTTTTCTGCAAGGTTACCATCCTCAAATACAGGAACTCCGTTTAGTGGCTTAATACCACTGTAGAAGTTTCCTAAAAATTCTTGTGAGTAACCCTGTGGAATAGGTTGTCCACCAGCTAGTGCACTAATGCTTGATGCAGCAAGAGTGTAAATAGCGTTAGGGTGGTGTAGGAAGTAAAGTTCGTTACCAAACTTGTTTGCTTTAGCATTAGCGATACATGCACCCAATAAAGATATTGTTAGTGCTTTGTTTCCGCCAAATTGGTTTGAGAACCCAGAGTACAAATCATGCACATCTGTGTCCTTTTTCCTTGCCATAGCATCTCCCATTTGTCTACCGACAATTGTAAAGACGTTATCGTTTTGTTGTCTTAGTAATTTATCAGTGATGATAATCTTCGCTCCTACTTCTGATGCTGTAAGATCAGTAGTAGTCATTCCGATTTCTTCTTCATCAACGATGTCAAACCCATCTTCTAGGTCAGACATGTTCATGCTTGATACTTTAGGCACAGTTACCTGCTTTGCTCCTGAAGAAAGTGTAAACTTTTCTACAAGTTGAACAGCCGGTGCATTGTGCTCTTCAGTAAATCTAGCTGCTGCTAGAATAATATTCTGGGCGTTTTCTAAATTCCCAGTATCATTAACTTGTGGCATATTGCTCCTTTTGCGGAGTTTATCTACCCATCAAGCGCCTTACGGCATCTGATGATGATTGACTTCTATCTCCGCTTAAATATTTTTGAATTAAACTTTGTTCATTTTGCGGACTGCCATCAGCTACAACACTTTCAGAAGTATTGTGGCTTGGGCCAGAACTAGCAAGTTGATTACCAGTTTGCACAAGTTTGCCAGCTACTTTAGCATAGTTTTCCATCTGCTCAGGTGTTGTAAAAACATCCAAAGATGACGGCTCAATACCATATTGGCTAGCTATTTTATGTTTAGTTGTTAATCTATTTTCTTGTTGATTCTTTTCTCTTTGCTGTGCCAATCGTTCTTTTTCCTGATTAAGTTCTAATCTTTGCATGTAAATAGCTGCTTCATCATTTGACTGACGATTAGCCATCTTTCTTGCTGTGTTTGCATCATAACCTTGGTCTACGTAATCAGCAGTAAGCTTTTCTGCATACTGGACTTTCTTTTGCTCAATCATATTTTGCGTTTCTTGTTGAGTCGCTTTTTGATTTTCAGCTTCAAGTTGTTCCATGCGTGTTTGCATTTCAGTTATTTGCTGTTTTAGTTTTGCTTGATTTTTGTGCTCTGCACTTTGAAGTTTAGAAACTTCCTCTGGCGAAAAGCTTTTTTGTTCAGCTTCAGTTCCCGCAGAAGATTGTTCGTTTGATTCTACTCCACTAGACTGTTCTGTCTGATCCCCGTCACCAAGTAGTGCAGTCTCATCACTCTGTACCTGTGCAGGTTCAGAATTTTGCGGTGCTTCTTGTTGAGTTTCAGTAGTATTTTCCTGTGAAGGAGTGTTATCTGTCACCATGTATCCTCGTTAATAGTTTAAGTATATGATAATTTACGTAAGTCTTAACGTCAATCACTTAAACTCAGGAAATAGTTCTGGTTCTCCAAGAGCTTCACTTAATGTTGGCCTAGGTGTTGGCGTAGCTACTGGTTCGTTCCTGTCTTGCCTAACGTCTAGTATTCCATCGTCAGGGTTAGGGTCTATATATTTTTTGTAAATGTATAGCCTAGCTAAGTTTAAATAACCAGCATCACCACCTTTAGCTGTAATCCTAGCTTCTTTAACTGCTTTATTATACTTTGCACCAGTTAATTCATTATTAAAGTCACTAAGGTATTCGTAACCCGGAGCAAAAGTTTTTCTTTCCCTATATTCTTTAATGTATTCATTTTGTTCGTCTGTCCATTTTTTTTCTTGTTCTGTAATTAACTCTACAAATAACGCACCATCAAACACTTGGTTTCTAACAGAGTTATCAATTATTTCGTAGTAATCATATAAAGCAGCTTCATTTTGGTTCTTAGGGTCATTTCTTGTCTCTTCAAGAAAATCTGCACCATTAGTTTCTCTGTTTTGATCTCTTCTACCTCTAATGTAATCTGCTGTTTCTTGGCTGTCTCTTCTAAATTCACGTATGCTGGCTGCTGTTAATTCTCTTGGTTTGCCATCTACTGTAAAAAATAACTGATTAAGCAAACTAATTTGTTTGTAATAATACAACGCTTCTATTTTTGCTGCTTCTTCCCTATAGCCGCCAAACTGCATTGAAGATTCTAATCGTACAAGTTCTACACCCGGATTGTTGTTAACTTTTGCTAATGCAACAGCATCGCCATCGTCTAATAATTCACTGTAATCTTTTCCATAAAGTTTGTTAGATATTCTGTTTCTTTCGTTATTTAAAGTTTTTGGGTCCTTTGCATTAAAACCAAAAAACTCAATAATTGACCAAAATCTTGGTTCGTCTAATGGTATTCCAAGTTCTTCTTTTAAGTCGTCACGTTCAGCTACTAATGATTCACCTAATTCTTGTGCAACAATAGGTATTCTTTCCTTAGATAAAACATAAATTCCATTTGCTGAAGCATCTATTATTTCACCATCATAGGTTCGTATTTCACCGGTATTTATTAATTCAGCTAAATTTATAAAAAAATTAAGACCAATACCTGCTTTGCCTGCAAGCAGCCTAACAAATTCATTGTCAATTTTTTCAAAATCACCTTTTATTGCATGATTTGCGCTTTTTGCAAAAGTTCTTAAGAATGGGTGTTGTGGTCCATAAACTGGAAATTGTGTGCCATCTGGTAATACAGCATGCAGGTAATCAGTTCTGTCTGGATTGTCTATATTCATCATCCTGCCTGTACTTTTATAAGTTATTGCTGCACCTAATAATCCCATTCCGCCAATAAAACCAGCCATTGATCTTCTTGCGTACCTTCCTGCTTCACCACCCCTAAGTGATGTGTAAAATTGTGACATAATAGCCCTAAAAAATCTTGCAGCAAAAGCAGAAAATTGTTCAAAATCTGCTTGTTTACCATATACACCAATTTGTGCATAGTTTTCTGTGCCAACGTCTCTTCTTATCGCACTACCTAAATCAGCTAAATCTTTTCTAAACCTTTCGACATCAACTCCATCTTGTTTAAGTGCATTTAAATCACCTAATAGTTCAGCTCTACTTCCTATGCCATGCCTTTGTAATAGCGAAGCATCCCTTATGCCCGGTAAAAAACTTCCTGCACTTCTTGCTTTTTTTTGCAAATCACTTATTTTTTTAATTTCTGTTGCAGCTTTCCATAATTCTACTTGTGCTATAAACACAGCCTTTTCAAAAAACTGATTTGTCATGTCAAGGTATTTACCTAGCACTGGTATTTGTGTTGGAAAGTTAGATATACCGCCAGTGTACATAAATTCAGTTGGAAGGCTTACAGCGCCCCATTTGATGCCGGTAACAATAGCATCGTAGTTTTTTTCAACATAAGCGTATGGGCTTACAACATGTTTAATGGTTGAATTAAACATTGCTTTCATAAGTATTACTGGATCATTTACAATTAACTTACCAAGCTGTATACCCATAACTGATAATTCACCAGTTGTTAATAATGCTCTTAAACCTTGTATAAAATCTAATCCAAGACCAGTTTCTTTATTATGTTTTTGAGTGTGATCAAACAAATCTTTAAAGTTTTTTTGCACACTTTCTTGTATTTCTGGTGGTATTGGTTTACCTAATATTGTAGACTCTTCGTATTTTGGTCTCATAAAGTTTTGACGTATTTTAGACTCCCTAACATTTAATTCGTCTACCCTAGCTTTTAATTGCACAACAATAGGGTGTAAAGTTTGCTCACGTGTTAACAATTCATCAAGCTCTTGTTGTACCTCTGGTGGCCTTGTTTTCCTTTTTTCAATAGCTGTTACTCGCCTTCTAACACCATTGTATTCAGCTAATATCTCAGACAACTGTTTTGAGTATTCAGCCTTGTCATCATCTAGCTTAGATTTAATACTTGACTCTGCGTATATATCTGACCTACGCCTTAAATTTGCTGTTTTTTCTAATCTTCTTTGCACAACTGACCTGCCAAGCAAATCAATTCCTTGGTGAAACCTAGATTGCAAAGCATATTTAGGGTCCATCACAATTGTGTAACCTTCGTCTAATAAATCATCAATATCTTCAAATAATCTATTTTTAATAAAATCTGTTTTACTGCCTACTGTTCCTGTTGTCCTACGTGCTGTTCTACCTAAAGCTTCTAAAATTCTATTTGTAAATGATTGTTCGTCTGTGTTAGGCCTTTTAGTAACAATCCTGTGAAAATAATATTCTTTTTCGTCAGCTATAATTTTTGTTTTCATGCCCGGATCATCAAGTTTTAGCCTGTCAAAAACTTCACCTATTTTTCTATATTGTGCATCTTGATGTTTTTGTATTGATTCTAATAATGCTCTTTGGTCTTGTGTCAAATCATACCTATTGTAAGATGGGTGTTTTGGATCAAGTGAATTTACAATGTCGTGTATTGTTCTTGAGTATGTTGCACCATAAGCATTGTTATCGATTAACCATTTTTCTCTAACCAAAGTTCTTTCGTAGTCATCCATGTCAGCATTTTCTAATTGCCTTCTATCAAATTCATACCTAGCTATAATTTTGCCATCTTTATCTTTTGCTACCAAATTGTCACTGTATTTTAGATTTTGTGCTTTGCCATCAAGCTCTTCACCAAAACCACCTTTAATAATTTTTTTAATCCTTTGTTTTAAAACATCTTTTTTAAACATTGCTTTACTTAAACCACTACCATTAATGTTAAACATAAAGTGTTGTTGCATTGAATACATAACCCTGTCTATGTAAGCATCAACCAATGCCATTTCTTTTTGTCTCCACATTTCAAACTTAGCTCTTAATATTCCTATTTCGTCACTAGACCTATAAAGGTTTGGGTTAACAATTTTTAATGGACTAAGCACTGCTTTACTTATAGAGTTAGACATTAATCCAGCAATTTGTTTTCTTTGTGGTTCTGCTAAATTTTCCCAATACGTATCTAGATTTAAATTAGTTTCGTATTCTAGCTCACTTGGGTCTGTTGGTGGCCTTTTATTGTTGTAAACATCAGTTTCATGGTCTGTTTTTGTTCTACCTTGTGCATCTAAAAAGTCAGCAGTTAAAGTTCTTTCTGTTCCATCTATTGGGTCCTTTTTATCAAGAGCCTTGTACTCCCCTGCTTCTTTAACTGTTGGTATTGTTTCTTTTTTTACTTGAGTTATTTCATTGTCACCAACTAATTTTTCTGGATCGCTTGGCGGCTTCTTGCCACTAAATCCTTGTTTAACTGCCCTTCCAAGTCTTTCATTTCTATCATCCATAAACTTTAATCTTGATTCATCATAAAACCTTTTTAAGTCATCTTTAGTTTTTATGTTAGATTGGAAATTTTCACGAAACTTTGCAGAATCTTCTAAAGCTTCTTCAATAGAAACTACCTTTATAACCCTAGCTCTGTTGCTAGCTGACTTATCCATAAACAACTCATTACCTAGGCCCCTGTCTACATATTTTAAATTTTTTGCAGGAACTTGCGACATGTCAATAATTGCAACGTAATCTCTTGCTACTTGTTCACCATTATCAACTAATTCTTTGTTATAAAATTTATTCCAATTTTCTAAATCAGAAGTAATTGCAAAAGAACCTTTATATGGTTTGCTACCTTTATCTAGAACATCTGTTGGGCCTTTGTCAGGGTTAATCCAAAAGTTTCTATCTTTAGTTATGTGATAATATCTACCATTTTTAGATTCTTTAAAAACAGCCGTTTCAAAATCTTGGTAGTTATCATACTTTTGTGCTTCGCTAAATAAACCACGTTTCCATGTAGCATGTTTTTGTATGTCGGTGTTAGTTATAATTCTATTAATTGCATCTTTAACTTGTTGTATTATTTTTAAGTTACCTGCTATTTTTCTTGTTTCTTTAAGGTCTTTAAGGATTTCTTGCAATTGCGAATATTGCCATTCTGATATTTGCCTAGTGTCTAAGTTAACTCCTGTAGACATTATTTTTGCAAGCTGATCTCCGTACTTTGTTCTTATAGCTTGTGATGCAGCTTTCTTTTTACCTGACCTATCAGTAATTTTTGGTATTCTTAAAATGTCAGCCCACTCATCACCAGATGATTTTTTAGTTAAATTAGCAAAACTAGCATTTACAAATCTAGTGCTTTCACGCAAATCATTTATGTAATTTTCACGTAATTGTTCATTGCTAATATTAAAAAATTCTGGTAGCTTACCTTCACCTGTTGCTACACCAGTTGGCATTTCTCCAGTTTCTCCTGTTGCAACATCAGTTGGTGTTTTAATTTTTTTATCAGTTAAATCTTTAGCAGTAAACTTTTGCTTTCCTGTGCTACTAACTTCACCAATAAAGTAATTAGGGTCATCTAAAAGATTTCGTGTAATTGAATAATACCCTTCGTTTGCTTGAGTAGCTTCTGTTGCTAGCTCTGCTATTTCTTTTAATTTAGCGTTTCTATAATTTTCGCTAATTTCTGCTCTTGGTTTATCAAAAAACTCAACTTCACCACGTAAAGTTCTTATTATTGATTTCCATTGATCTTCGCTTAATGTAACAAATCCATATTTTTCTCTTGCATCAACCAATCGTTTTTCTAAAGGATCAGTTTTGCTTCCTTGTATTTGTAATCTGCTTCTATCTAGATTAGTAATAATGTTTCTTAAACGAACATCATTAGTTCTGCTAACAAAGCTTTCTCCAAAAAACCTTTTTGCAGATGCAATAGTATCTTTCCATTCAAGTTTTATTGGTGGTCTTTGTGGTTCTCCAAATTGTGCAACAAGCCTATTGTACCCCTGTATGTAATCAAGAAATAAATCTTTAGCAAGTTGTCCTCTTGCATGAAATTGTCTTTCTTTTGGCAACTTTTTAATTGCTACCATTGCTTTACTAATTTCATCGCCAAGTTCATCATAAATATTTCCAATGATGCTGTTTGGTGTAATAAGATTCCTGCCTTCTAGTATTTGCCTGCCTTGACCATCAACTCTTAATGGTGTGAATTGCTCTTCAAAACTTTTATTAAAAGCATTTCTTGCATCATTTGTTTTAACTTTTTGGTCAGATAGAAAATCTTGCATTTGTTTCATAAAATTATCTGAATTTTGCAAAGCATCATAATATGTGTTTTGTATTAACTCTATTTGAGCTTTATGTTTTTCTATTGCAGACTCTATTGCTAATTGGTCAACGTTACTTAAAGATTTATATTCTTCTAATTCTGTAATTTCAGTTTTTAAAGTTTGATACACATTAGCATTTTCGTCATCCATCAATGCTTCAACATAACTTTGAATACTGTTTTTTGGGCTTTCAACATCGTATTTATTTAATACTTTTAAAAATTCATCAGTAGACTTGTCTGTTTGCAACTTAATATCATTAAAACCCTTTTTCATTTCTTTTATTACAATTGCTAACGGGTCTACTCTTGGCACAATGTTTCCGTCTGACCCACCAGTAATTGGTCTTTCAAAATACATGTTTAACTTTTCTAAGTATTCTTGGGTTTTCTTTTTAGATATATTAGTTTTAGTGCCGGGTATTACTGATGATATTTGTTTTACACCTGCCCTGCCTAGTCCATAAGTAACTTGCCCACCTACTATTCCACCACCTGTAAGAGCTAGAGCTCCACCAAAACTTAATAAAGCGTTAGCTACTGGGTTTTTTTCTTTAAATTCTGGATTGTGCTTTTCAATAGCAGCATCAATGCCACGCATACCAGATACAAAAGCTGTACCTAGTGCTAACTCAGTACCACCTCTTTGCAACATACCTTTAAGGCCCGGAGTGTGATAACCAAAAGGTTTAAGAACATTACCAACTGCACCTTTAAATTTATTAGTTTTAGCTGGAGATGTAATAACTTTGTTATCTATAGCATAAGGCCTGTAGCGTGCTCCTAAATTAGCCTGCACAATATCTTTATTAATTTCGTTTTTAGCTATTGCGCCATAATTTTTATCATAAATTGTTTGTTTAAGCGCTCCACTGACACTGGTGCCTGTGGGTTTTGGACTGTAAGCCAACATAGAAGCAATTGTAATATGGATATCAAGTGGTGCTGTGTTTTGCCTAAAAGACTCAGCTATAAAACCAGCTTCTGCACCATAGTTCTCAGTAACGTAGTTAGTAAACTCTTCTGGTAGAACAGGCTCTAAATACGATTTATCTAGCTCTGAAAATATATCACCATCAATTTCTTCTTGTTTAATATACCTTTGATATGATTTCCCAGCTATTTCCCCAAACTCTGGTAAAGCAATAATATTTACAAGGTTGTCATTAAATTTTTGCACACCTGTCAGGTGCTTTTGCCTTTCTTCTTTAGTTTCTTGTTTTGATTGCGCCCAATCTTGCACCTGATCTAGTGCAGGAAAATATGTACCGGGGTCTAATACTGTATTTAAAATTGGAACTACAATTTCACTAGATGGTGCAATGTCGCTTGCAAATTGTTTTACTGGGTCTGGAGTAACATCAAAACCTTTTTTTACACCTTTAAATCCTAGCCTTAATGTTTCAGCTAATCCTTGTTGAGCAGCACGAAATTGTTTGACTACGGGTGTTTTATTGTAAATATCACGCACAGACCTAATAGCAGTATCAGTATTTTCTTTTCTTTTACGTTTTGATTCAGACGTAGATAAATCTAAAAAATCTTCTGATGGTATAGCACGATATTGGTTATCAGTAACATTTTTCCACGTGTCTCTTATAAAATTTCTAAAACCAGAGTCTGTAGGTGTTTCTTCTCTTGGAAAGCCCATGTGTCACCCCTTAAAAACCTGTAAATGAAAATTGATAAACACTCTTTCTGTCCATAGTTTTTTCTTTGCAGTCTGGACAAATTTGTTTTTCTTCTTTAAATGTTTGTGTAATTACTTCAAATGTTTTTGTTTTACACTCTTTTTTATTGCAAATGTAATCGTATTTAGGCATTAATCAGGTTTTCTTTCTACTGGTGCCATTAACACTTCTACATTTCCGTCAACTACCCAATTGGCACTTGTAACTGTACTTGATACTGTTAAAGCTTTGCTTACTAATGAACTGTCTCCACCGACCCTATTAAAAGTTATCTCAATTTCTCCTACATCCAGCTTGTTAAGCGTACATGACCCGCCAGATGACACGATGTTAGTTAAATTAAGTTCATTTACATAAACCTTAGAAGAACTAATGCTGTCTAATGGACTGATGTGTATTCGGTCATATAACCCACCTTCTGTTTGCAATAGGTCTGCCATGTAGTAACCACCTGATATTCGCAAGTTAGGTATGGTAGATGAAGCTGTTTGGTATATAGATAAACCATCGGCTTGATTATTTTTGATAGTAGTCTTATTTGAATTAATGTTCGTCATAACCAGAGT